GAGTTATCAGAGGAAGTTAAGCCAGACGACTGGGAGTTCTTTACACAGCCTGGTGGACTTCTTAGAGAATACCAACTGGACGACGAAGGTAATAACGAGTGGACTGGAAAATGGATCCCAAACCACCTTGCTGAGAATGTACAAAACCTACCGGGTGGTATGGACTACTACATGATTGGTCAACAGGGAAAAAGTGACTCTTGGATTGCTGTGAACTTAGCTAACGAATATGGAACTCACGAAGACGGTAAAGCAATTTATGCAGAGCAGTGGTCTGACACCGTTCATGTCTCGGATACAATTGAGCTTATCAAAGATTGGCCAATTATCGTGGGCATGGACTTTGGGCTTACGCCTGCGGCTATTATCGGGCAAGAGACGCCTAATGGCACTCTTAACATACTGGAAGAATTTGTAGCTGAGGGCATGGGTATAAAGCAGTTCGCAGAGAATGTGCTTTTACCGGCCCTACGAAATAAATACAGAACAAATGAAGCTATCTTTATTGGAGATCCTGCCGGAAACAAACGCGCAGACACCGACGAGCAAACAGTGTTTAAAGAACTCTATGACCTTGGAATTAGTGCAGAAGCCGCGAACACCAATGCTGCCCTTATTCGTTGGGAAGCAGTCAGATACTTCCTTCAACAAATGCGAGACGGAAAAGCAGCTTTTAAACTACATCCTAGATGCAAAGTTCTTAGAAAAGGTTTTAATGGTGGCTATAAACTTAGGCGTATCCAGCTCGCAGGTTCTACTAAGTACGCCACGGCAGCAGATAAAAATAAATTCAGCCATCCGCATGACGCCCTGCAGTACTTGTGCCTTTATGTGCGAGGGGACGTGTACTCGGAGTCAGACAACTTTGAACGACCGGACGAAGATAGGTGGGCCTCATAACGATGAATGATTTTCAATGTAAAACCGACATACGCACCCTGCTACAGTGGGTTGTGGAAGCCCAGAGTGCGCATTCTACATGGAAGCGCGAGAGCTTCATTGACTGGGAATTCCGCGATGGCGTACAGTGGACTGAGGCGGCATTTCAAGCCCTACTTAAGAAAGGCATTAACCCACTTACTATTAATAGAATCTTTCCGATTCTTAACCTTATCTACGGCCACTTCGTTCGTAACCCGAAGGATTTAACAGCAAAAGGTAGGACTAAGGAAGACCATGAGCTAGCACAAGTAATGTCAGAAGCTTTTGCTATGGTTAAGGATCAAAATAGAGGCAAGGAGCATATAAACGGGGCTTTTAATGACGGAATCACTGCTGGCTACGGCTGCATAGAAGTCGGTAAAAATCCGGATCCTCGTTGTGAACCCGTTCAATGGCAAAAACACCCCTGGTATTCAGTTTGGTGGGACCCATATGCCTCTCCTTGGGCCGATAAAGAGACCTGTCGGTATATGTTTACAGCTCCATGGAAGAACCTTGAAGACCTTATTCAGGTTTTTCCTGAGAAAAAGAGTGAGATCCTCGAAAAATTTGCTAACTTGGCTTCTGAGTACTACGTTCCTGAGATATATGACGTAGGCTCAGCTGTCGAGGATCATCACAAGTACTTAAGTTCTAACCACTGGGTAAATAATGACCGCAAACGCATTCGTCCAGTTGAGATGTGGTATACTCGCATTCAGAAGTCTGTGTTCGCTAAGATGCCCGACTCTCGAATTATTGACTTGGACAACATAAAGACCCCAGGTGAAACAATCCAAGTTATGCAGGCCTCAATAGAGCTTATTACGGCTTGCGTAAAGAAGACAAGAGTAGCCACTTTTATGAGTGATTTACTCTTGCAAGATATTGCGTCACCTCACGCGCATGACCAGTATCCATTTGTTCCATTCGTTGGGTACTTAGACCGGTTTAATCAGCCATTTGGGGTACCTCGGCAGATTAGAGAGCAGTCTATGGAAGTAAATAAACGTAGGTCTATGGCTTTATCTCTGATTTCTAATCGTCGAGTATTTATTGAAGAAGACGCAGTAAAGGATGTAAGTAAAGCATACTCCGAAGCCAACCGACAAGACGGTTTAATAGTCTACAAAAAAGGCCGTCGTGGCGGTGTAGAGATTCAAGAATTAGCCTCCATGGCCGCGCCACAAATTGACTTAATGAACCAGTCTGAGCGCGAGATTAGAGAAATCTCTGGGTCTAATGACGAGGCTTTATCTGCGGAGTCAAGACTACAGTCTGGTGTAGCTTTGGATAAGAAACAAGACTTATCAAGCACCGTGACCGCGTCTTTGTTTGAGAATGCTGAGGCTTCTCAGAAGCGCCTAGGCGAACTTACTATGTCTATGATCCAAAATACTTGGACGGGCCCTAAGGTTCTACGCGTAACTGATCGCATGACTGGCTCTGAGAAGTTCATGGAAATTAATAGAGCTATGTATGACATGAACAAGCAAACACTGGTTATACATAATAATATATCTGAAGGTCTGTTTGACATGGTGGTCGCACCGGCACCAATGACTGACACCATGCGTGATAAGAATATGGAACTTTTGTTCTCTGCTATTAACAAAGCTCCTGCAGAAGCAATTGGTCCTTTGTTGAATATGGCTTTTGAGATTTCAGATGTACCAAGTAAAGACGCGTTGCTTAAACAGCTTCGGCAGTCTATGAATATGGCTGAGCCTACAGATAATCTTCCGTTGGCCGAGAAGGAAGCTCTCGAGTTTGACAGAGAACAACAAAAGCAACAGCAAGAACAGCTAGCAATTCAACAAGCTGACGAAGACAGACGATTGGCTATCCAAGATACTATATCTAAAATAGCGGAGCGTAACGCTAATGCTGAGGCAACTCGGCGTGAATCTGAGCGCTCTGACTGGGAAGCAGGTCACAAGCTAGGGCAAGAATTACTTAACTTAAACCAAGATAAAAAGGAGACTACAACAGCATGACCGCGCAAGAAGAAATAGTCTTTGAGAAAAAATCTGCTCGGCACTTTAAATCTCAGCGAGAACTACCTCCTGGACGTGATTTTAGGTGGAACAGCGAAAAAGACCCAAAAGCAGAAAAAAGGTACAGAGATAATTTTGATAAGATTTTCCCCAACTCCCCTGGTGCTGGAATTTAATACTCGCCTGGTAAGAGGCGTTAAACTTAACCATCGTCCATGAGACGTTAAAAAGCCTTATGTCAGAAGCAGCAGCAAGTGTACCAGCAGGAACTACAGTAACAGAAGCCTCGACCCCTGCAGTAACTAACGCTAGTTCAGTGTTGGAACAACATGGCTTAGTCGAAGTTTCAGAAGCAGATTTAAGAGGTCCAGGTCCTGAAGCATCAGTGAGTATTGAGCCTCCAGCTCAAACGGCCCCTCCTGAGCCGGCTAAAGAAACTGAGCCAATTAAAGAGGAAGAAAAGAAGACTGAAGAACTTTCTCCCGAGGATAAGGCCGCAGCAGAAAAGACAGAATCCAAAGTACCAAAAGGTTTTGTCCCAACCTCTGCCCTCCACGAAGTACGCGGAGAAAATAAGTATCTTAAGTCCCAGATTGCTGAGTTAACAAAGCAATTAAATTCCGGTCAACCTGCAACTGTGGAGTCCCCAGAAGATACATTTACTGTATTGACTGACGAAGAGTTCATAGCTTTGAGTGATGAGTCTCCAAAAGAAGCGCTTCTTTATATGAAGCACTTGAATCATCATAATGAGCAAAAACGAGTCCAGGAAACCTTAACTACCCAGACTCAGAAGTTGTTTGATTCTGTGAGTAAAGAAATGGAATCGGTCGTACCTGGTTTATTCAGCGATGACGCAGTCGCTGATGAGTTTAGAACTTTTGCAGAAACTGTTGGTTTCACTGAAGATTTGTTTTACTTGACGAATCCTTCTACGATGGTAATTTTACCAGGTGAGACCGAACCAGTACTCTTGGGTGACCAAGCTGCAAAGTTAATTAGAGTCCTGGCCACAGTTAAACAAGGCCAGAAACCAACAGAAGTCCCCGATCTTGCAAAGATCGAGGCCAACTTGCGAACCAAAATTGAAACTGAAATCCTGGCAAAAGTTAAGTCAGGAGATACCTTTAGGTCCCTGTCTGCTATGCCTAATGCCCAAGAAACACGACCCGAATTTTCAGATAAAGTTTTGTCAGAAGCTGAGTTCATGAAGCTTAGTCCGAAAGAACAAGAGCTTTATCTGTCGGGTCAATAATATAAAGGAGTATGTAAATGCCTGGTACAGAGTTTGGATTAAACCATCCGTTAGCGGTCCAGCGATGGTCCACAGCCTTAGCAACTGAAACTGTTAAGAAACAATATTTTGCCCCATTCATTGGGACAAGCCAAGATTCACTTATCGTCCTCAAAGACGAGTTAAACAAAGCTGCAGGTGACAAAGTTACTGTTGGCCTGCGTATGAAGCTTACCAAGCCAGGTGTTGAAGGCGACGCAATTATCGAAGGACACGCCCAAGGTGAGGAAGCTCTTACAGTCTTCAATGACGCTCTGTTCATCGACCAGCTGCGTAAAGGCACTAAGTCTAAAGGTAAGATGTCTGAGCAGCGTGTTCCTTACGATCTTCGTCAGGAAGGCCGTGATGCACTGTCCACTTGGTGGGCTGAAGAATTTGATGAGCAGATTATGTTCTATCTGGCAGGTGCTCGTGGTCATGGTCTTTCTTATCATCAGCCAACGACCTTTACTGGTCGTGCCGGCAATGCCATTGTAGCACCTGATGCAACTCATCAGATGTACGCTGGTGTTGCTACCTCTAAGGGTACTTTGGCCAATACTGACATTATTAAGTTGTCTGACATTGAGCGCTTTGTGACTCGTGCAGAGCTGACTGACCCTATGGTTCAGCCTTTTAATGTTAATGGCCAGAAGAAATATGTTTGCCTTATGCACACCATTCAGGCATTCCAGTTACGTACTGCTACTTCTGAGAGTGACTGGCTGGCAATTCACAAGGCCTCTGATAATGGCAAAGGCTCCGGTGCTATGATGTACACCAATAGTCTTGGTGAGTACGCTGACGTTATTCTGCATAAGCATCGCAACTGCATTACCTTTACTGATTATGGTGCAGGCGCTGTTCCAGCAGGTCGTGCTTTGTTCCTTGGCGCTCAGGCTGGCTTGCTGGCGTATGGTAAGGGTGGCGGTGCTCAGCGTTATACCTGGCATGAAGAGACTGATGATCGTGGTAACGCTCTGGCAATTACTGCAGGTACCATCTTCGGCGTTAAGAAGTCTCAGTTCAATAGCAAAGACTTTGGTGTTTTTGCACTTGACTCCTACATGCCTTTGTCTGTGTAATTAATCATGGGCTAGGGTAAAACCTAGCCCAACTTTAAAAGGAGATTTTTAAGAAATGGCCATCGTAACAAAGAAAAATATTCAAGTAAACAAAACCTTGGGCGGAGTACCTTACGGTAATCTTACTGCCCTTGAGTTCCCTTTTACTGCAAATGCCTCTGGTATTTGGGCAGACTCTGATAAAGCTACTGCTATAGCTATTGCTGACGTTCTGTATCTTGGAATTATTCCCAAAGGTACTCGTATGCTCGACTGCATGGTACGAATCAGCACGGCTCTTGCTACTTCTACCACAGCCTCTATTGGCTTTAAGTATGTAGACGGGATCGATGTTCCAGCTCTCCCGGAAAGCGCTGTATACTTTATGGCCGCTGGTGCTTCATTAGCTACCGCCGCTACTCTTCGTAGTACTAGTACTGTAGCCCAGGGTACCCTTACTAAAGACGCCTACCTTACTGTAACCATCGCTGGCGCGGCTCAAACTGCGGCCTCGGCTATGAACGTTATAGTACTTGGCATCACTGACGCCATTTAATCTTAACTCGAGTATAGCAGTTTAGGCTGCTATACTTGATGAAGCTAATAAATAATTTATTGGCTTCATCAAGTATAACTTACAAGGAGACTACGATGACTGAAGTACTGGTTAAATACACTGGAAAAGAAATTGGTCCTATTCTTACGACCCCGCTGCTTAATAGAAAGTACGATTTCACTAAAGGGCAGTGTATAATGTTAAAAGAAGACGCAGACTTACTCATACAGCGCTGCGGGCATAGCTATGATATAATTGAAGCCCCCGCTGTAGTACCTAAGGCTAAAGCTAAACCCTCAGTAGGTAAGGATAAATAATGACTCTTGATGATCTCAGGGACTCCTTAAGGGGCCTAGTAGATGACACAGTCTCACCATACTTATGGTCTGACGACGAGCTTGATATTTATCTTAATAAAGCTCAAGTTGAAGCTGCAGATCGAGCTGACCTTTTAGTAGAAGATGGCAACCCAGTATACTGTGATATTTCTACAGTTATAGGTCAGGCCTTCTATGAAATAAGCCCTCTTATTACTGAAGTGCGCAGCGTGTATTTTAATGGTGAGAAAGTAAATAAACGTGAAATCTCTGAGCTAGATACATCACGGCCTACTTGGAGAACTGACACCGACACTGAAAACATATACACGTACTATATAACAGGGTCTCGCATTCGGTTAGTACCTACCCCAGCAATCGTAGGGGCTATTGAGATGATAGTAAAACGGATTCCTACCGTTATAAATTCAGTTCTTGATATTCCAGAAAAGTACCACTTAGACTTATTAGACTGGGCTGCGTATTTAGCGTACACTAAGCGGGACATTGATACACAAGGAGATCAAAATCCTGTTCCTAATGTGCAAGCAACCTTTCATGAAAATAAGTTTACCAAAACCTTTGGGCCAAGTACCAATGCCCAAATAAGTAAAAAAGAACAAAACTACCGAGAGACCATTGTCTCAAGTTGGGTATAATGGGTCTTGAGCCTTTATTTACAGGAAGTACGGGCCTTAATAACATAATAGACCCCGTACGGCTAACATATAGCCAAACCACGGGTATAAGTGAGCTAGCAGAAGCAGTTAACGTATACGTTGACGACACAGGTAGAGTCTCACGTAGGCCGGGACAATCGTTATTATCTGCAGTTTCATCTCACTCAGTATTTTGTGATAAAGGTGATTGTTTTGTAGTACAGGACCGAGAGAGCGATGCAGCTATTTATCAGGTTGGAACTGATTTTTCACTTACTGGTGTCCGCTCAGGACTTACCAAAGGGGCAAGAGTCTCATTCTGCCAAGTAGGGAGCAAGACGTATTATGCCAATGGCTACCAAAATGGGGTCATCGAAAACGGGATCTCTACTGGCTGGCCTGATACTACGGAGCATGTCGGAGCTACTACCCTCCGGGCATTTTACCCCGCTCCAATAGGGACGCACCTTGCATTCTTTCAATCGCGCATGTGGATTGTGCAGGGGAAAGTGATATGGGTATCAGAACCGTACGCTGTTGGAAAGTTCGACATGGCAAGAAGATTCTTACAGCTAGGAACTAACATTAGAATGATTAAGCCTGTGCTTGGCGGCGTGTGGGTCTCGGATGAGGAGAAGACTGGCTTTATTGCAGCTGGTGACAAGTTTGAGGCGCTGTCCTGGATTAAACGATCTTCATTCCCTGCTCATGAATGGAGTGAGAATATTGAACTAGTTGACTTGAGTCAGACAGAATTTAAGGTGCCAGGATTATCTGCAGTTTGGTCGTGTGACGCTGGCCTATGTATTGGTTCAGCGGATGGTCAATTAATTGTAGCAACGGAAAAGAAGCTGATCTATCCAACTGGGGCCCGTGGCGCAACGGTTGTTGATGGGCGTAATGTAATTAACTCAATTTATTAGGAGCACAAGATGGCAGAGAGATTAAGCACCGGCTTCAGGAATGCAGTAAATCAGACAGGGAGCGTTAAGACAGTGTTAGCAAATAGCATTATTCATATCTTTTCAGGGTCTCAACCAACTACCGCTGATGACGCAGAGACCGGGACACTACTGGGAAAGATCACGGTGAACGCTGGCGCTTTTACCCCCGGGAGCGCAACTAACGGTCTGAACATGGGCGTATCCACCGCCGGTGTGCTTGAAAAGGCAGTAGCAGAAGAGTGGAGTATGGTAGGACTCGCCGCCGCCGGTGCTGGCACTTCCGCTGGCTGGTTTAGGTGGTACAATAACGCCGTAGTAACGGGGGCAAGTACAACTGCAATTCGTATTGATGGAGCTATCGGGACATCAAGCACATATGAACTACAGATGAGCAACACGACCATTGTTAATGGAGGCCCTGCTGTATTCCCCACCTTCACATATACCACTCCCGCTGCTTAGCCTTGTCACCATCACTTAGATGACGACTTATATCTCCCAGTACCCGCCGGTACATAGTAGTACTTATGTCAAGGCAACCTCCACTTTAGCTGGAGACTATTACCCATACAATGCTACCAATCCGGCAAAGTCTGTGATCGATGGACCTTCTGGAAACCAGTGGTCCGCACAATCTGGTGGCGTAACCCAGAAATTCAATGTTGACTTAGGGGAATCCCTGGTCATAAAAAGACTTTATCTGGAAAACGCCCACGAAAACGGGGCATATACAACCTACGGGGTAAGGGATATACTGGTCTACGGTACTGACTCGGCAACTGCCTTCAGTAATGTTGATTACGACACCACTACTGATCTGACCCTGATTGCCACCCTGACTGTAGCACAGCATGTTGCTACTAATACAGCTAATCCACAATATTTTCTTCTGACGAATAGTACGGCCTACCGGTACATGGTGATGCGTGTTGTCACCAACTACGGGGGCCTAATGAGCGCAATCAGAAGGATAGAGTACCAGGTTGAAGACGAACTTTCGCTGAGTGGGGGCGGCTCCTTTACCTCGCCAACACCTACTGTTTCTGGGTCAGGTTGGAGACAGATAGGGGGCGGCTCTTTTACCCCGCCAACACCTACTATTTCTGGGTCCGGCTGGAGACAGATAGAAGGCGGAGGGGTTTTTGAATCTCCCAGCCCTGCCCTGTCTGGGCTGGGTACTCGCCCAATTACAGCTTATGGCGGGCTAGCAGTTACTTCACCTACACTGCAAGGATTTGGCCTTGTTGATACCTACGCTCATGGGTCTTTCTTGCAGCAAGCTCCTGCTATCTCTGGTTACGGGATAAATACTATTTTTGCCTATGGGGACTTTAAGGTAAATCGTTGTAAGATTCATGGTGATTTTGGCGGTGTAGGGGCCTTCATTTCCCCTACATCAACAATCGAAGCAATCGGTGTAGTTGATATTATTGGCGACGGGGAGATTGAAGCAAAGAGCCCAGGTCTTTCAATGTACGGGATTGCAGGCATAACAGGGACCGGCGAGTACTCTGTAAGAGCCACAGAGGTTAAAGGAAGTGGTACTGCTAGTTTCATTGGCACTGGGAAGTTTATACTATGCGCTCCAGAAATAAATGGAAGTGCGTACCCTGTGCCCGAAGGTAACGGATCGCTTGTTGCTGGATGCCCTGTTATGAAATCTGCTGGTTTCGTGTCGTCACAATTTAATGTTATCCGCCACCATCGTCCGGGAACAGGCCCGCTAACGCAATGATCCCGACAATCAAAGTCGTACTGAAAGGGGATAAATGGGCAAGTCAGAGTTACATTAAGTTTGCGCAAGCACAACTAGCTATCCTTGAAAAGCAGATGTCGTTTCAGGAGCTAAACGAAGGCCGGAGAGTTGTATCCCCGATCGAAGGTGTGGTTGTTGAATGTTTATCAAGATTTAATCATAAAGAAATACGGATCGATGTTGTTTCATTTACTTCAATAGTCCCAGATGAGTCAATAGGCGATACTACCCGCAAGTGTATTAAGGAAAAGAAGAAGACCTGCCTTTGTTTCCCTCACTTTTCTATGGGTAGAATAATAAGTACCTATCCAGCGCAGCTTGTAGATGATTCTCCAGTTGGCGAGAGAAATACGTACAATGATTTTCTATTCACAGGGCGGTTTACCTATGATGTTTTGGTATGTAATTCAGATGATTATATCCTTTTTCTTGGCATAAATGACCCTAATTTTGGTCGGTACTATGAAGGCCAACTTGTGCTCGTATCAATAGATAAAGAGATGCCTCTATGGGATCATCCTTTAGATTGCGATAGAGGATGCCTAATTGATGACCCACAGTTTCAATACCTCTGTGTATCTATATTAGTTCTTTCGAATATGGAGGAGTACCAGGAGGAAGAGGAGGAGAAGTGCATATAACAGCAAATCCAGAATACAAGTATCTTGCACAAGTAGAAGCTGAAGCAGAGGTAGTAAGAAATCTATGTGTAAAGAAAGCTACTGTTATAGGACTTGATAGCAGGGAAACAGTTACGATAAAAATTGATGGAATTACCCATCACAGTGTACCTGTTAGGATACACACTGATATAGGGGCACGAATGGCGGTTATAAGGGAAACCGACGAGGGGGTGCCCGCCAATCTATTTGAGGACGCGGCCCTTATGTTCCCTTTGCCAGGTGGATCGCTGCTCGCTTACGTAGATGAGGAAGGAAACCGCTTGTATTCTCGAGCACCAGAAGTTCTTACAGTTGTTGAGTACTCTGACAGTGGATCTTACATTGTACGATACGTATGCGGAATACTAGATTCTGGGCTATCTATATATGGGCCTTGGCCTACATATAGACCATTTTTGAAGGTAACTTTAACGGTTGACTACGCTGGTATGGTTGAGACCGTATCGGTTGCTATGATTGTTTATGACATTATACACAATCGTATCGCAAGCATGCCCACTCAGACAGAAATAAAATCTCCACCTGAATATAAAAACCCATTTGTTGACGCAGCGGCGTATACATCACTTTATGCACAAGAAATAGGAATCGCAGCTATTTTAAACAGTGTGTTGGCTGGCGGTATAACTGTTGGCCAGCCTACAACATTCACCTTTGAAGAGTTTGGCGACAAGAGTTACCAGCTAGCTGCGGGTAGCAGCCTGCGCTGTAATATACAGGGCGGCGGTGAATCTCTTGCCTGGGAAGTTATATCGATTGATAATACTTATATACCGCCTACCGTTACGACTGTAGGTAGGGATATAGAGAATAAATATTACTTGGCTGGCTGCTACGGTGGAACATATAGGTACAAAAGAGACAGGTACATATATGGTTCAATTCTTAGCGATGGCAGCGTTACTGATAGATCAAATGAAGCAACCACGCAGGATGTTCCGATTCTAGCGAAAGGATCAGGGACTGTAGGAAGAGTAATAGATATGACTGCTTCTCCAGAGTTTGGAGTATTTCATACATATTTTACGAGCGGCCCTCCTACTCCAGCTGGCCTTGATCCTATTCAAGCATTTTGTTACCAGTCTACAAACTTCTTAGGCTCAATGATGCTGTCATTTAATAACGGGATGACATTTAGGTACATTTGTTCAGGCTCATACGAGCTTGGTTACCTACGTGAGGTTTCTGATTGGACCTTCTTTTATACCCCATTTGGGTTTGCTGATAAATACGATGAGTCTCTTTTGGAGACAAGGAAATACACTGAGACTGGAACCTTAATATCCCCTGAATTTGAAACTGAAATAACAAGAGACTGCGTGTTTAATGCTGGTTTAACCAGGAACCGGGGACGGGAAGTATGGCCCCCACACGGAAGCGTCAAACAGTGGTATGACACAAATGAAACTAGATACTATATCCAGAAATATATTCTTGGATGCTTTGAAGAGCAGAATTTTTTATCCAAGATAGGAATGTGTGCTCCGGTAGTACTCGGATGGGAGTGGAAAGATATTGAGTACACAACAGAGATACTAGCCCTACCATATACGAAAGCAACACAAAGCGAGATTAGACCAATAGCCACTGGTGGCTGTATAGCACTAGGCGGGTTATTTAGTATAAGTGAAGACGTAGCCCAGGTGATAGCAGACAAGATGCGTGATTTGGTATCAATACCAAGTTTTGTGTCGTCTCATGCTGTATGTGAATTTGTTCTTGTGCCATTTAATGCAAAAATAGAATCACTAAGAGGCTAACAAAAAGTACCAGTAGATTAAAATAAAACCACTGGCCTTGAGCCCTGGAGGTAAATAATGGCTGTAGCACTAGTAAATCCCCAAATAACAGTAGCGCCTGTCGAAGTCCCTATAAAGTTATTTGGCGATGTAGGTAATAATGATAGGTTTGATGGTAATCTAAACCCCAGCTCTCCTTACCAATTAGTAACTGATAAGTTTACAGTTACTATGGATACCGCCCAAGAAATGCTTGAAAGACTAGTGGGATCTGATGGTACTGGCGGGTATCTTGGGGCCTTAAATAGTATCATCATGGCGTTCCCTAGCACGGGTATTACTTATAACCCAGTAGCTATTGGCACCGACATCAGCACTACAGTAGTTCCAGCTCCGGTACTCAGTAGCGAACTTGATCTCGACTTCCCAGTGTTTAATACTCCGCCTCCTGGACTGGCCGTCATTCCTACGGTTGATTTATCCGCCCTGCTCCCTCTTGACCTGCCTGCTGATATAACTGCGGCCATCTCCTGGTTTGAGTCAGCTCATGATGAAACCTTATACGCAGCACTTTTTAGCCAGCTTATTTCTGATCTAAGTAGTGGTGCTGGGGGTCTTGGTGGCACGGTAGAGCAGGAGATTTATGACAGGTACTTAGCACGGACGGCAGTTGAGAACGACAGGGCTCAAAGAGAGATAGAGGACTACGCAGCATCACGGGGCTTTGATTTGCCTACAGGTGCTATGATGGGAAGGCTACAGGAACAGGCTAACGCTGTTTCTGTCAACAACCTTGAGGCCAGTGGCAAGATAATGATCGAGCAAGCAGAACTTGCTCAGAAGAATCAGCAGTTCGTTATTGAAGCCGCAAAGGGACTTGAGGCTATACTTAGAGACTACGATGGCAAGAAGAACGATAGGTCTCTTGATTACTCTAAAGCTGTCGCCGCTAATGCCATTGCTATCTACGCAGAGCAAATCAAAGCTTATATTGCCACCGCTGAAGCCAATAAAATGTATGTTGAAGTTCAGGTAGAGAATCTTAAGGCTGTTGTTGAAGCGAATAAAGGCTTGATTTCTGCATTCGCAGCTGAAGCTGAAGCTTACGGGATACTGGTTACAGCTAAATCAAAGCGGAATGAAGCTATTACTGAGGTTTATAAGGCAGAGGTCATGGGCTATGAGTCAGAAACTAAGGCCATATCAGAAAACCAGAAGAACATCATCGCCGCTTATGAGTTGAAAATAAAAAACGCAGACGCCGAGTTGAGGGCCGCTATTGCTGCTGCTGAAGTCGCTACTTCAGGGTACTCCTCAGAGTACAGCTTACGGGAAAAAGTGGCGGAGTCCATGGCCAATATCGCAATGCAAGCAATGGCGTCAGCCTATGGGGCTGTCAATGCTTCGGCAGGGCTAAGCTACACCGGCAGTGAGTCTAAAGGGGAATCATGGAGTCATGGAGAAAACCGCAGCGACAGCTACGGTCATAGTGAGAGTATTACAAATACTGCGAGTTTAGGCATTGATCTCAAAAACAGTTATAACGAAAACCACAGTTACAGCGAAAACCACAGTTACAGCGAATAAGAGGGCTATACTATGCAAACAGTTAGAACGAATCTCACTAATAATGCGTCTACACAGTACGCGAATTTCAATTATAACTCACTATGCCGGTTTAACGGGGTAACACTTGGCGCTGGCACTACCGGGCTGTTTGACACTTGTAATGGTACCACTGATAACTCTGCTAGTATTGACGCATATTTTATACCAGCTTTAACATCATTAGGCACCATGAATCAAAAAAGACTTAGCCATATGTATATTGGAGGTGAGTTTAGTGGTAACTTAATAGTGCAAATTACTGGTGATGAGACCAACGTTTCTCCTGTCTATACTCTGGAGAGTAAGTCAACTGAAGGACAACAGCGGCGTCGTTTAACCGTTGGGCGTGGCCAAGTTTGGACCTACGGAAGCTTTAAATTTAGTAATGTCTCTGGGTCTGATTTTTCAATAGACTACGTTCAAGTACTTACTGAGAATAAAAAACACGGAATAAAATAAGGAGCTACAATGGTTTACAATCCGTATGATGACGAGAACTATAAGCTTGGTGGCCTAAAGAAAGACAGCTTACTAGATAAAGCCGCTGAAACTTTAGGTAGAGCCGCTGTTTTACCAACTCAAGTGGCGGGCACAGTAATTAATGCCACCCCAGTAGTTCAGGGTTTAAAAGCGCTGGCTCCTGCTGTAGACCGTCTGGCTTCAGATGCTGCTGCAAACACAGAGGCTCTGAATAGACCCAATGTTGATACTGCCCTGGCTGGAGCTAAGCTAAGAACTGATATTTCAACAGGGGCTTTTCCAAAAAATCCTGAGTTCAGTCCCATAGTTAGGCCCACATACGCTGCACTTCCTGCAGCATCAGCTGGCTTAGAAGCTAGAAACCCCTTATTTGACAAAATGCAAGCTGGGACTTCTGGAGTATCTAATTTAGGGGCTAATAAGATTTTTGGCGAAAACTCCAGTACTGGGTCATCAGGGACACGTGATGTAGCCCAGCAAGCTGAGCCCTCTACAGTTCGTACTTTCACTAATCAAGGAGTGCAGCAGCGAATTCCAGTTGAGGTAGACCCTGGGTATACCCCAGCGAAGTCTACCAAACCCCGATTGCAAACAACTGATGGCGGGCTAGAAATATCTAATAGCTCCTGGGGCCCCCAGGGTACTAATGAGTTTGTTAGGTCCTCTAACGCCATACATAAAGACGTGGTAGAACAAGCTCAAGCTCGCGCCGCTGAAGCTGCTAGAATCGCTGCGCTGGGTCCTCAAATGCCTGACACTTCTGGCATGACTATTAACAGAGCTAACTCAGTACTGGATGGTTATAAAACTCAGGTAGCCGCTTTTAATGCACGCCAAGGCTTAGAAGCCACTAAGGACCAAAATACTGCAGAAGCCGACTACAAAAAAGGGCTAGTACGTAACGCTGACGCTAGAACTGCAGTAGACCAACAGCAGCTAACTCAACAAGGCGAGCAGTTTAACGCTACTAATAGCTTAGCTAAAGAGAAACAGGGTATAGATTCTAATAAAGCTAACGTGGAAGCTAAAGCTATCGCTAGATTCCAGAGTGCAATTGACCCTGATGAAAAAGCAAGAGCTTTAGATGACTTACAAGCTTTACAAGGGCTAGTTAAACCAGTGCATGAAAAATACCAAATAGTTCCTGGTACTCCTAGTGTATTCCCCGGGGGGCCAAGTACTCCTACTCAAGCTTGGAGTACCGTGACTGGAGACCCTAAACAGCCAGCACAAGTAGCCCCAACGCAAGCTCAGTATACAGCAATGAAAGCCAAGTATAAAGATAACCCCGAAGTACTGGCTCAAGTAGAAGCCGAGTGGAAAAAATTTAATAAAGGAGAGTAACTTTTATGTCCATATTTGACGAGTTCAACCCAGATGGTTCAGTCAAGGCGCAAGCCAAAAGTATGTTTGACGAATTTAACCCAGATGGAACTCCAAAAGCAAAGCAAGACCCAGTAGGTCCTAAGTCTGGACTACTACGAAGAACAGTAGGTGACACTGCTACTGGTCTTGCTGCTGGCGTAGTCTTAGGGGCAGAAGCGCCTCTTCATTTAACAGACTTAGCAGTCGATGCTGCCGACGTCGGTTTACAGAAGATTACAGGTAAACCACATACTCTTACGGGTATAGCTAGACCAGAGAGCACTGCTAGCGCTATAGGTCTTTCTGGTTTACGTAAAAATATTCAAGGACTATACTCACCTGAAGCTAAAGCTGCGCAAGAAGCTCAAGGCGAAGTTGCTAGACAAGCTGAGCAAGCTGCTAAGGACTCAGGCGCAGGTGCTTGGGGCCAAATGGCTGCAAGTGCTAAAGGCGGTCTTTCTGGTCTTGCTGAAAACCCAGCTGCAGCTCTTCCTTTAATCACAGAAACCCTTCCTTCTATGCTCGCAGCTTCTGGAGCTACCCGAGCAATCTTAGAAAAACCTGCAAAGAAGTTACTCGAGAAAGCTGGTACAGACGCTTTAGCTCGAGCTGCTGCTGAGAAGACTATTGAGCGTTCCGCTCAACTCTTAGCTCCTACTATGGAAGGTGCTCAGGCTGCAGGTCAAGTAACCGGTGAAATCACTGAGCAAAATCCAAACGCTACTGTTGGCCAAAGGGCTTTAGGTATGGTTGCTGGCGGAATAACTGGCGCTGCTGCTAGAGCTACTGACTTTATTCCAGGCTTAGGTAATGTTGAAAGCAAGCTGGCTACTAAAGGTCTAACTAGTACTTCTGGTAATTCTGCACTAGCTGCGGCTGCAAAAGGCGCTGTATCTGAAGGCTTAGTTCAAGAGCCTATTCAGTCTGGCCAGGAAGCTATGTTTACTAACATGGGCACTGATAAGCCTTTGCAAGAGGGCGTAGGTAACCAGGCAGCTCTTGGTGCAGTCGCAGGCTTTGGTATGGGCGGCGGTATGGGCCTTGCTTCCGGGTCTAATAAAGACTCAAAAAATGGACTGCCAGATTTTACAGAGCCCCTGCGCACTTTACGTAAAGCTAACCTATCTGCAATTCAACTTGAGGCTTTAAAAGGCGATAAAGAAAAGCTTGACCGCATTGGTTTACAGCAACAGCATATTGACATGCTTATTGCAGATAAAACAGAAGAGTCCGCTGAGCTCGGTGCTTTTAAATCTTTTCTGGACTCCGCTCCTAACGATACCATTCGTGAGGGCTTACTAGCCACTACTCGTGGTCAAGCGTACACAAAGATTACGGGCTTAGAGACCACTGCAAAAGAGACAAAAGAAGCCCCTAAAGCTAGTTCCCTGTCAGATGCTAAAATACTAGCTGAAGCCCGCCTAGACGAGCTTTCTAGTATCCCTCCCGAAGTAATTTCAGATAATGAGATAGCGGAGTATAAAACTCTTAGAGAAGCTCAGAAGACTAAGGCAGGATTAGAAGCTTATTTTGGTCGGCCTTTAACTGAAGAGCCTATCGATCAAGAATCTCCTAAAGTAGTAGAAGAAAGTGTACAACCGCCCGCTGCTACACAAGAAATAGATTCTAGTACTAGCACAAGCCAAGAAAAAACTGATCAATCTGAAGCAGTTATACAAACTGAGGAAGGAAAACAAGAACCTAATAAAACCTCTTTAGACCAAGCTATAGAAAGTTCTCAGGTCATACTTGACTCGGATAAAGCCCAGTTAGCTAAGTTACTTGAGCTGCCCACGTTGACAGATGTCCAGGAACTTCAACGAGAGTCTTTACAAGAGTCTATACAGTCAGCAACTGAGGCCCTTGAGCTATTTACTAAGCTCCAGGAAGCGCCAGCTCAGGAAGCTCCAGCTCAGGAAGCTCCAGTTCAAGAAGCTCCGGTTCAAGAAGCTCCGGTTCAAGAAGCTCCGGTTCAAGAAGCTCCGGCTCAAGAAGCTCCGGTTCAAGAAGCTCCAGCTCAGGAAGCTCCGGTTCAAGAAGCTCCGGCTTTATCTACAAAAGAGCTTCAGGCTAAAGCCACTGCTGAGTTAAAAACTCTACGGGCCCTAGATGAAACTTCTTACGACCCTAAAAGAACTGCGCGCATACTAGCACTTAACACTGCTAGTACACCTCAGCAGCTTGCGGCTTTGTATAATACTGAGCATATTCCAGATGAGGTTATCTACGCTAAGCCTGCAGCGCAAGAAGCTCCTAAGCCTACAGTGCAAGAAGCTCACAAAGAAGCTCCTAAAGAAGCTCCCAAAGTAGCTCCCAAAGTAGCACCCGCTAAGCCTCTCACTGGTAAGCCCTTGAAAGAGAAAGCTGCTGCACTGGTTAAGGCTAAAAATGCGTACAATACTAATACCTTGCCAGAAGATTTTGCGGAGCTTAACAACTATAAGCGACATCATGAAGCTCTTATTCGCAAAGCTGAAGAAGCTGGTAAAGCCCCCACTAAAACTTCAATAACTAGAGCTGCTAAAGCCATCGCTGCTATCAATGCTATTGAGAAAGCTAAGTCAACTTCTAAGAAGGCCGCAGAAGCTACTAAAGTTAATGAGACTACTCTTCCTCAGCGGATAGCTGAAGTAAAACGACGACAGGCTCTCCTAGACAATGCTATAGCCACAAAAGCCTCAGATGAAGAAATCTCAGCGTTTAAAACAGCAGTTAACGTGGCTCAAGCTGATGTTAATAAGCTAGCTACTCCAGCTAAGTCTGCTAAACCCAAGGTAGAACCTAAGGTAGAACCTAAGGTAGAACCCAAGGTAGAACCTAAGGTAGAACCCAAGGTAGAAACTAAGGTAGAAACTAAGGTAGAACTTAAGGTAGAACCATCATCAGCTGTTACTAAAGCTTTTAAGGCCGTACAAGCAGCGTTGCGACAGTATCAAGAAGCTGATATTGCTGGGGACCCAATGGACATTGCAGATGCAGGAGCTCGGTATCTTGCAGCTCAAAAGCATCTTGTAAAAGTGCGAAAAGAAAGTGTACAAACGACTGCTACCGAAGAAAAACCTGTTACAAGTACTAGTGCAAGCGAAGAAAAAACTGAGCAACCTAAGTCAAATATACAACTTGAGGAAGAAGAAAAAACGCTACGCGCTGCCGTTGATAAGTTCAAAGGTCGTAATATTGGTGACATGACTAAAGAAGAAGACTATGAGCGCCATTTAGCTAGAAAAGCTCTTGAGGCATTTTTAGCTCCTAAAGCGTCTATAGGGAACACTGAAGGTGATTCTACAGTGGCCTCTCTTGGCCAATGGCTAACTAAGACTTTAAAAGACACTTGGACTAAGCTTGAGCTCCTAGGTAGGCTTGGTAAACGTGGCGGCGTCGTGATAGTACAAAGTGTTCAGGAAGCCCGTGACCGAATAGCAGGTAGACCTAGACGAGCTAAAAACATTTTCACTAAGGAACAGACTAAGGATTTCTTACGTAACATGGGAGACGTAGTGGCGACTGAGACTACTACAGAAACTCCAGTGCTCGAGTCTGTTGGGTCTCGTAGAACTGCTATTAAGAACTTTTCTGGAAAGCTATCTCCATTAGCTAATGCTTTTCTGGAGTCTGCTACTTCTTGGATAAACGACTTAGACAACACAAGCTTTGGACAAGCTGTTGACCAAAAGAATCTTGAGGGCCTTGTAGACAGTTTCTTAGCTACTATTAAAACTCGAATAGTTGCAATTAGCCCCGCTAGTATTCCAGTAGACCAGCTTGAAGCAGTGGGGCTAGCTGACACAGAGGCAAATCGAGCGCAGGCTGCTGATCTGTTAACTCGGCAACGTGAATACTTTTTTGATAGCGTTCGGGGGTGGCTAGGCCTAGCTAGAGTGCCATACGCCTCTACAATAGTTCCCAAACCAACAACTCTGGATGAAAAACTAAAAGCTGCTATAGTCTTGGCTGAGATTGAAAAGAAAATAATTAGGTACGACGGCAAGCTAGAGAAAGTAGTTACCTCTGAGCTTACACCAGCCACTATGCAAGTTGGGTCTTTAGTTACCGAGAACTCTGTTAAGTACTTTATAGACGCTTTGGAGCAAGGTAAGTCAGGGTCTACTGCACATAAGTACTCAGTAGAGCGCTTACTACAAGACCGCGCTGGAGTAATAGCTAAATATGAGAGTAAAGCTCCTGGTTGGATAACAGTACCTAAAGACGCGCCTCCTATAGATTTGACTTTAATAACTATGACTACACCTAGTAACTGGTGTATTGCTAGAGCAGCGTCGTACTCTGAAAGCTATATGAATAACGGCGCGAACTTCCATATCTACATGGAAGACGCAACTGCGCTTATTGCTATAGAGTCTAAAGTAGGGCGTAGTAGTAGTACCTCCAGTTGGCCATCATACTTAGATAGTGATGGCTACGACGCCGGAAAGTCTAGTATAAATAACCTATTTGGGTCTGGTACTCTTACAGACTCTCAGGGTGTTAAGCCCCAAGAACAGCGTAGAGCAGAGGAGTACATCGAAAGTCATATTAAGTCCAGAACTACCTGGGAGAACCCCATAATAAAAGCTGTAAACTCTTATATGGCTGGCGGAGATTTAAAAGCTCCAGTAGCTATTACAATTGTAAATGACCGAGTTACTGCAGCACTTAACTGGGATGGCACCGACTATTTAACTGCAGAATTCTTAGATAAGCTCCAAAAAGATTGTGTTATATCAGACGGAGTACTAACTTTATCTGACCACATAAAAATAGTTTACAAAATAACGAGTAGAAATGAGCCTACTATAGTTAATGCCCCCGGGCTTATTCAAGCGGATACCCTGTATAACCCGGGTAGTATGCCTGAACTGAAAACCGCAGGGTACATAATGATGCACACGTCTGCCCTAGTGGCGCCTAAGCTGGGTAACCTAGACACTTTAGTACTTGAGGGCTTTGCGGATCACGTGGTACACGCGCCGATATTACTGTCTATTGGGCGTATTGAAATGAGCGATGGTCCCTCTTTTAGTACTAGCTCTAAGGCTACTGAAGCCTCCTTAGAGCTTAATGTACCTTTCTTGAGCTCAATTTCTATGATATCTACTAACCTTGACGCTAAAGCAAGGGGCTTCATGAGCCGCATTGCTGTAAACTCTACTAGTATTGTCACGGTGCGAAATGCTAATTTTAGAACTAAAGTAGATATTAAAATAGATTCCCCTAGACCTGTTACTTTTGACACAGTTACTACTGGTAGTGATTTTAGCTTAACGTCATCTAGCCCTGATTTTTCAATAGGCTATCTAAGTGCATCTGATTTTAAAACAGGCAGTACAAATGCTAGGGTTAGTCGTAAAATAGAAGTAGCAGACGGAACTTTAAACGCCCCAGCCCTAGAGAGAATTAATCAAAATATAACCCTTTATGACGGCGCAGCAATAGTAGCAGAGAACTTAGAGCATGCCGCGTCAATTACTGTAGGCCACAATAGTAACGCAGTAGTATCTGGGGGTTTAGGTAAAGTTAATATTGAAAGGGGCGGTCACTTATCGCATACAGGAGACATAATAGGCGGTCTAACTGTACGTAAAGACGGTCTAGTACGCACCGAGACAGACCTCATAGATAACGTTATTTTAGAAGAGGGCTCAATTTTAATGGCTCCTAATTTAACAACAGTGACATACCTAAGGTATGAAGTCAAAAACACTGTGTTAGAGGCCCCTAAATTAATTCACGCGGTATCGGTACACGTGTCTAATGCCGGTCTAGCGACGGTACTAAGGACTGTAGCTTCTGCTCAGGATATAAAAGCAAACAAAGATTTACTAAAAACTCTTGGACTTACTTTACAACCCTGGGTAGCTAAAAGAGATACTAGATTTTTAGCCCAAATAAACCCTAGAAAACGTACTTGGGATCCCGCATATAAAATTGCACTAGTCTCGTCTTTTTACAACCCAGAGATCCCCCATGAAGATAGCATAATAGCGTACTTTTTAAATCAGGAAGAAGCAGATTCTTGGGCTAAGTTAAGCCCAAGGTATAATACAACCCTTGGGGGGCCTGTACAAACTAAATTTGGTGAGGTAGTAGCACCTTTTGGAGTTCGGTACACCCTTACAGATGACTATATTCATGAAGTATCTAATGATACCGCCGAAGAGTACTCAGGGTGGATCGAGCCCAATATGCATCCTTATACTGCGCATGTAGTAGACTTTGAAGGTGCCGACCAGGTAATAAGAACTTTTGAAACCCATGAAGAGGCTGAAAAGTTTATCCAAGCTGAGATGATAAAATCTGCTGGAACCTTAGCCGAGTTCGCTGATAAATTTGTTCAAGCCCCCACTACTGCACCAAAGTACTCAAATACTCATGACACAGATGACATGCCATTTAGTCAGAATATAGGTGGAACACAGGCTTTGTATGACCCCGCCACTGGTATCACTTATTTAATAGCCGATAACCTAGAGCAGGAAAACGCTGAAGCCGTCTTAGTTCATGAAGTAGGGGTACATGCTAACCAAAACAGTGAGCTTGATAAAGCAGCCCTTGGACTTCTTGAAAAGTATAAAAGTTCACCATTTATGAAAGAAGTACAAGAGCGCCTGAAGCTAGCTAAACTTACAGAAGCTTCTAAGTACTGGGCTGAAGAAGTGCGGGCTTATATTGTTGAACTGGCCCTTAGTAAAGGTAAAGGCCTAGTACCAGATGCTAAATTCTGGTCTGCTCTTAAATGGGCTTTACCAAGTAAAGTGTACGACTTTGTTCGCAACTGGTTCACTAATATTAAAGAAGCTCTTAATAAAGCAGGCTTAGCTAGTTTTGAGCTTACTGTACAGGACTTAGTTAATATAGCTAAGACCAAAGTGCAAGAGACTGCTAGTGCTTCTACGCAAAACTCAGAAAACCCGGAGGCAGAAGTTAGACAGTCTTTTGGTGGCTCTCGAGCAACTAGTGCAAATAAAGAAAGTCTCGCTTTAGCTAAAAAGTTAGCTAAGTCTGGTAAAAGTGTTATAAGTATATTAAACCAAACTGGCTGGTGGGAATTTGCGCCAAACAAATGGACCTATGAGATAGCTGATCAAGAGTCACGCTTTAGTAGTAGAATTTGGGCTATGTTACGCGCTACTGGAAAAGTACAGCCTGCGGTGCTACCCCTAAGTAGCATCTTTGAGCACCCAGAGTTATATAAAGCGTACCCAGGTCTTGCCAAGGCTCTTTTAAATTTAGAGATAAACCCTGGCATGCCTGAAAATATGGTGGGTGGTGAAACAGACACCGACGCTAAATATATTTCAGTGTACGCCAGTAGCATTAAAGAAGCTAGAGAGCTATTGATTCATGAGATTCAGCATTTAATTCAGCGCACCGAACAGTTTCCTACCGGATCAAGTCCTAATGCTCCCCATATATGGAAGCTTATATACTCTTTTATGGACCGTAGGGACGCAGCTTTTGCTGAGCTAGTTAATACTGTAGCTAAGCAGAACAATATGACTTTACAAGAGATTCTTGCTCTGCAAGCATCAGTAGGAACCGCAGGTACTTTGGACCCTGCATACACGTTTTCAAGTGCAGAAAATAACAGGATAATAGAGCATAGTAACAGTACGTTTAAGGGGGTATCTAAAACTATAAAGGGTCTACTTAAAATTAATGACCCTAAAACTTTAGAGCTACTAGAAATACTACAAGAGCCTCTTAAAACTCAGCACGCGCACTATGAACTCCATACTGGAGAGCTAATGGCTAGACTAGCTGAATACCGGCTAGACTATAAAAACCTAGGATATACCTTACCTTACGCAATACGGTCTATGGTTAATGCTGAGAATCTATTAAATCCTGGTGAGACTCTTGAAAACGCACAGTTTCATAGATACAGACCTACTAGAACGGTGCAGGGCTCAGGTATACAAAAGTCTATTAAAACAGACCTTGATCCAGATCCTGAGAAGCTCGACCCAGAAGTAAGAGCTTCTATTAAGCCAATGAAAAATAACCAAGTGTTTACTTCTTCAGAAATTGCTGCTATGCCAGAGAATGAACAAGCTCTGGCTAAAGCTCTTAATGAAGCATTTAAACCGCGGGAGCAGATTAGTAAGCAGCAAGCACACGCAGAAGCTGCAGACCACCTGGAAAATAATACTAAAGACCCAGAGCTTAAGGGTATATTTAAGCTATTCAAAAGTCTTTCTGGGTTCAAGCGAAACTCTGATAACCAGAATACTTCCTGGTTAAGCAGAGTAGCTAGTCTTCCTGAGTACGCGTTCAGTCGAGATAAGTCCGCATATAAAGTAGTAGAAGCCGCAATGGCCGACCAGGATATTAAGCATACTATTCAGACTAAGATTCTTGGTAACTTTAGCCAGATGGTTAAAGAAGTTAAGAAGCGTAACCCAGCAGCCTATGCTACTTTTAGAAAGTACATGACCTCTGTGGATAAGTCTGGTATAGGCTTTTATATGAGAAGCCCAGACAAAGGAATTACCTGGAAAGTGTATGACCGTAAAGATAAAGAGCTCTCGAGCTTCACTGAAGAGACCCCCGCAGTAGAAGCTTTAGCGCAAGCCGAGTACGACTGGATGGCTAAGCAGCTGTACAGTAAAGATGTTCGTGACTTAGTTAAGGCAGCACGAGGCGTTACTAACCGCTCCTTTGATTTAGAGATTGCTGACTACCGTGCTCAGATAGCTAGGAATAAAGAGGCGGGTATTGAAGAGCCTACGGCAGAAGCAATTGATGAGAATGGTAAGAAAGTTCTTATACCACTTTCACAGTTGACTGTAGAGATGGGAGACTTACGTGGTACTTATTTTCCACGTGAGCGCTCTGCCGGAGAATATCATCTATCGGCTATAAATGAGAAAACTGGTGACCGAATCTTAGAAATCTTTGGAGACCACTTTGTAGAGAGCCAGGAAGGCTGGTCTGTAACAGAGCTATTGAAGCGCGCTGCTAATGCTGCTACCCCCATTGGTCGTCGGTACAGAGCCTTAGAGAAGGAAGGTTATAAGGTCACTATCACACCGTCCATGATGCCGTCTGGTGTCTTGTTTGATGTTCCTGGCGCTATATCTTCTATAGACCAGATTCATAGTGCTGCGTATGACATGCTTGAAAAAGAGATGGAAGCTTCTGATAAAGCGCTTAACAAAGCTAATGCTAAATTGCACAAGGTTGTTAAAGACGCAGACCAAGCGTGGCTACGTAAAGTTAACGAGCTTATTTCGATTAAGATCGCCGAGATATACAAGAAGAAAGGCAACATGAGTTCTAGAGCGGCTCGCGCAGAGAACTACTGGAAAGGTTTTGAAGAAGACCCAGAAAAAGCTCTGACCGTGCACGCTACTCGAGTTGCTACTGGCGTAGCGCGCCGAGCTACATCACGAGCTATGCTTGAGGCTATCTCTGGTAGATGGGAATCTTGGGAGCAGTATGTTGTCGAGCACCCAGAAGCTGAGTATAAAGACTATTTATCTCTGGTCAAGAAGCGCAAGATAAGTGCATCACGCCAGAAGTTTCTCTACGAGGACGTTATCCAGTATATGAGGTACTTCCTTAAACCTGGGTCGCCAATGGACCGAGCTATAGGTTATATTAAGGCTGCTACAGTAGTTAAGTTCCTTAGTATGCGTATACCTTCGGCTCTAATAAACTTGCTTAGCTTAGCAATAACAGTACCACCTACTATAGCAGCGCATGCCAATATAAGTATTACTAAGGCTGCAGCACTAACTGCTTCAGCAACTGCTATAGCTTTTAAGTATAAACGGAATTTATTAATTAGAGACAAAGGGTACACTTGG